TAATAGATGCCTGCGTTCTTTGAACATTTGACTGTTGTAAATTCTCTTTAATAGTCTTTAAATCTTTCATAGACTTAATCATTAAGTCTTTTTTACGTTCATTCTTAGCATCGTTACTTGTAAATGTTTCTTTTTCAATAATGCTATCAACTACAGCTTCTTTATTAGCGGTAGCTAATGCGATACAACGCTGTTTAAAGCTATTTGCCTCTGTCCTTGCATCTTCTGCTGTTTTATTTAAAGTCTCAATTTGAGATTGAGCATCAATTGCTTCTGTCTCTAATTTTTCAATTTTAGCTTTAGCATTTTTAAGCTCTTGCTCTAATTGAGCAATTTTAGCATCTTTTTCATTAGTTTGGTCTGTAACAGAAGAAGTATTGTTTTGTCCATCAGCTGTATTTTCTGTTGGAGTATTACCAGATTCATCTGTTGTTTGTCCAGTTTCAGCAGAGCTATTGTTATCATTAGCTCCTTGAGTCTGGTTTTCAACAGGGTTAGAAGAATCTTTAACTTCTGTTGTTGGAGTTCCCAATGTTTGGTCAATAATATTGTCAACATTGGTTTCTGTAGAATCAGATCCACCCATTGAATTTTCCTCCTTATTTTTATTATCTTCTTGTGTATCTTTGTCCGTTAGGACTGTAACTTTCATTATCTGTGCAAAGTCATCTGCTGGATTATTTACAATGGATACTTCATTATATTCAATATCTCTTGCACTCCAATAACATACTTGGTCTTTATATGTTTCTCCACGCCAATGACCGCAGAAATGAAATTTACCATCTTTAAGAATAGTCTTGCCACATATATTACATGTAACAGTACCCATTGAACCACCAATACTTACTGTTCCATATCTCTTATCTAAGAACTTAGGAATTGCATCTTTATCTGTAACCCTAGTTTTTAAATGAATAGCAGATCGTTCGTCTGTTAATTTAGACGGGCCCATATATGCTTGAGTTACTCTACCAAGAGGTTCTGAATAACTATCATGGTTTTTTAATACTGGTTTATGGAAAGGATTCATAAAAGATTCAGCATCTTTTTCCATACTATCTTCATAATATATACAGTAATTATGATTTTTACCAGAATGAGTTGCCTCCATATCAACATCTACAGCAACAATATTTACTTTACCATTGTTAGCATCTTTAAGTAATTGTACTGAATCTATAGCTTCGCCTTTAGAATTAACTACTTCTAATTCATGTTTAAAGTTAATTCTATTTTTTATAGCAGAGTCTTGAATACTGGTAGATGTTTCGGAGTCACCATTTATATCGCATATTTTAGAGATATTAACATCAAATGATTTTCCATTAATATCTTTTACTTGAACGATATTATCAGCCATATGATGATGTTTCTCCTTTCTTTATTCTATTAGGTATTTTACTAATGAATCTTTAAATATGTCAATTCTAACATTGACAAGATCAATAATATTAGAAGAATTATAAATGTCTAATCCTATTAAGTCATTATTAATACCATTGACTAAGTCAGTTGCTAGTTTAATCAACTTATTTTCAATTCTCTTAGTATTTTCTTTGTCTTGAGAAACGATTAAGATAATTTCTTCTGTGCAGTTTGTAATATATTTAGTAATTGTTGATTGTAATATTTCTGTTTTATTACTATAACAATTTTCCAAATATTTATCTAAGTAATCATATAGATTATCAATAGAATCTTTAATCAAGCCAATTGATACTGGATTGATACTATCTTTCTTTGTAGATTGTTTTTTAGAAGATTTACCGCCTTGGTTTTTCTCTTTATTGTTTGTTTCTCCAGTGCCATTTGAATTATTAGATGCATTATTAGTTTGAACATCCAGTTCTGCTTGAACTCTAAGAGTTTCTCTTGTAACAAGTTCAACGAACATCTTTTCTCTATCGCCATCTGGGATAGGGTCCATACCAAGTTCTTTTCTCATTTCATCTTCTGTAATAGCAGAATGTTCGTATTTATAAATAGCATGAACTTGTTTTTTAATTTCAACATCTACATCATTATCATTAAATCTGAATTCAACAGCTTGGTCTGGATTCAATACTGGATCATATCCACCTTCCATAAGAAGTTCTTTAATAATGAATTCATTAAAGAAAGTTTCAATTACTCTTTGAATGGCTCTAATTCTATCAGCCATTTCTGATGTCATATTATCTCCAGTCGATCTGTTAGCTGTATTACCTTGTATCGCTATCATGCCATTTCTTCTTGTAACAAATAAATGGTTAGGAACATTATAGCAATACATTACGCCATCATAGTCTTCAAGCGATATCATTGTATTATTACAGTAACGATATTTTTGTCTGCTGTTAGAAATCATTACTCTATGTACAGGTAATTTAGAATTGATACATATTTTAGATGCATATAATATTTTTGCTTTATAGCCAAGTTTTATACATATTTCTTGTACATCGTCTAATAACTCTTCGCTAGAAGAGTAATATGACATTGATGTTCTTCCTTTTCTTTTATCTCTTGTTCCATCTCCATCAATAAGAGCATTTAATAATATTTCAAGAGATTGATTAGAAAGATTAATAATTTCTCTACTGATATGTCTATCTTGATCATATAATCCGAAATTATCTTTAAGATACATCCATAATGATTTATGATATATAGTTATTTCTACAGTATTATCTCTTTTATCTGTTCTTTGATTATATTGTAAATTAAGTTTATCTATACAAGATAGTATTTTATCTAAAATATTTTTCTTTTTTTGAGTAATCGATATACAATATTTACCAGCTTTTGCAGGATTTAAACTACCTTCACTTATAAAGTATCCTAAAAATTCTACAAATGCTTTTGTATCAAAAGATAAAATGTCATTATTTCCGTTAGTATATCTGGATTCTACATACGGAATAGTAAATGTTTTATTATTGTTGTTATTGTTTATGTATCCATTTGTTTGTTCCATAAAATAGAAGTTTTGAATGTTGCTATTATATAAATCAATAGCTTTCATTTTCTTCCATTTCATTTTTTCTGTCTTATGTCCATTAGTGCATACCCACATGTCATGTTGTGGTGATACCATAATGTCCATATGTTTAGAACGAAAATGTACCATTTTACCAGTGTAATGACTAACAAATTTCATTAAATCATCATTTGGTTTATGGTATTCTATATAACCATTTTCTGGATTAAATGTTGCTATTTTATCGTTTTCAGTGATTTCATACCAATATTTAAATCCATTATCAGTTAATGTTTGTGTCTGCTCGTCGTAACAGTTTCCTCTTCCAAACATTATTTCTGGAATTCCAAGTCCAGAAAAGACTCTCGATTCCATATATTTAAGATACGGTTCTGCATCAATAACTTTGTCTGAAGCAATAGGCTTTATTTCTACTCTTTCAGTAGTAACAAGCATTGACTCAACATCCATATCTTCTGCTTCAGTTTGGATATCTTCAACTTCTTTTGAAGTTCCTGTTGCTTCTTCAGTTCCTACTCTAATGTGATAGAAAGGATAAACGTTTCTATACATCATTTTTAGAACATTTTCTTCTGCTCTTCTTAAAGCTTTGACATCTGGTATTACTGGCACTAAAAAGCTAGTACCATATGCATTACCTTTTTCTCTTTTATAATAAAAATGTACTACATCTTCTGGCGCAAATTGTTGTTTACCTTTGTCAGTTTCCTGTTGCCATTCTGTTATAGTACCATAATCATCTCTTTTACATTTAGTTACAGTAGCATTGGCACAAAAGTAACCAGCAACTGGGTCTTTTCCATATAATCCTTGTAAATTAACACCTTGAGGAAAAGCATTTGGGTCGTTTGTTCTTGCTTTAACGACCATACAATTTGCATATTTTACAACATCTTCTGCAATATCAAGAAGAAATTGATTAGTAGGTGTTGCTGTTGCTTCTGCTATATAAGCAAGTCTCATTTTCAAATAATCAACTATATTAGAATCAGTACCATAGAATTGATATCCTTCTTTAAATATCTGATCTATATATTTATCAACACCTTGCCTTACATAAGCATCTTTATTATAAGCATCTTGTAATTCAGTTAATTCAAAACTAGGATCTTCAAAATCAGTATCACTGTTATCTTTGTATACTATTTTGCCTACTATTTGACTAGCTAATTCTCTTCCTGTTGCTCCTCCAGAATTTCCAGACGCATCTTTAGGCAATAATTCTTTGAAAAAGCGTTTAGCTATCATCAATTTAAATTTATTCATAATTTCGCCTTTTTAATAGTATTCATATTATAATATATATCTAAATGTTAACTATTGCTACTTGTTGAACGAGAAAGTTTCTGTAAATTGTATTTTTGCTTTTCTAAATCAGTAATATGATTTAAATAATTCTGATTATACATTAATACTCTACTAACATTTTTAATAGCATTATGTACTTTAGCTGAATATTCAGTTACTTTTCTGCCTAAGAATTTAGAATCTGGATTCTGTTGGAATAATTCATATACATCATTTAAGTGTTTTCTAGATTCATAATAATTATACATTGCTTTTTGTATCAATTCTAAATCTTCATTTCTTATATATCCTCTAGAACGAATAGTAAGTTCTTTTTCAACTTCATCAAACATTTCTTTTATAATATCCATATCATTACTGGTAGCTTGCGTTTGTTCATGACTATCAATAACTTTTGCACATTTTATTGCACTTTTATTATCTTGGAATACTGTAAAAGATATTAGTTTATTTAGAATAGCATCAAACGATATAGTAAGATAATTAATTCTACCATTAGTACCGTTTCTTTCCATTAGTTTCATATTATTTATATATGATTTATCTATGCTTTTTGCTTCTTCTAAACTAATTTTTGGATTACCATAATATACATTTTTAAAGTTATTTGAAAGATTAGATAATTTATTTTCTATATACGCTAAATGATTAATTAATGATGGTATAACAGAACCAGTTACAGAATTATATTTATCTTCGAATTGAGATGTAAAATCAGTATTTTTACTTTCTCCAGCGTCTATTAATTTATTAATATCATTATATGGATTGTAAACAGTTCCAGGTTTAGCATTGTTTAATATAACTTCATTATTAGATAATCCATTTAAACCTTGAGATTGATAAAAAGGATTATCTAACAATGCTTGCTCTTCTTTAAATTTTTCAGCTAATTTTTCTTTTAGTCTTTTAATATTTTTCAAAACATAATTTATATCATTAATTACATTTGAAGGTACGTTGTCTGTAAAGCCATTCAAAGTTTTTGTATATAAAGTAGTATCTTTTTCTGGATCATAGTTTTGTTCTTCGTCTTGTCCAGATATAAATTCTCCAACGGCTGTACGTGGTTTCTTATATTCTAATTTTGGTTGATAACCAATAACATTAGAATCATTATCTAATTGTTTTAAAATATGTTCATCTGCCATTTTACCAACCTCTATTAAATTCAGATGGATAGAAATTCTTTCTTCTAGCTCTTGTTACAGTAACAATACCATCTGTTCCAGTTCTTCTTCTTACAACTGAAACAGGAATTACTTTTAAATCTTCTTGTTTATTATTAATCTGACGATCTTCTATTCCAAAATTACGTTTATCAAGAACACTTTCTATAAAAGCAATTTTAGATGAATAAACCTTTTTAAGTAATGTATCATATTTTTGAGCAAAGATTAATAATGCAAGATTCATAGCATCAATAGCATGTTCGTTTTCGCTTGAATAAGTAGGTAAGCCAGCCGCACTTATAGACTTTACTCTGTACTCTTCAAGTTCTTCTATCATGTATTTATCTGAAGGGTCTAATATTATTTTTTGCTTTTCAAATATATTTACAGAGTTATTTACCATAAAAGGTTTAATCTGTTTTTCATCTTTTTTACGTGTATATGGGTCAATAACTTCTATTTTTTGAGCAAACTGATATCCAACTACTTTTTCAGCAAGTTTTGACTCTGGATGTTGTTCACCATATCTATGGAATAACTCTAATTGTGTTTCTCCATATCCACGATCAATTGCAATCCAATCAAATTTATATTCTCTATTTAATTCGATTACTTTATTCATCGCATTAGTATATGTAAATTCTGAACGAGCAATTTCTATTCTAAAAAGGACTTTAAAGCATGGATTAATAGTTCCATTTTCATTTTGATGGAATCTATCATATTCAATACATACCATATTTGTTGCATTAGCATATTTATCCCAATCTATACCAAGCAATCTAATATTTTGTCCTTGAGTACGTTTCAAATATGCTTTACGTTCATCTTCTGGCCATTTAGTAATATATCTGTGTTTAAGTCTTTTACCTTCTTCGATTGCTATTTGAATATATTGTTTTTGATATACTCCAAGTTCTTCTTCACCAAATTCAGCAAGAACTTCTTGAGCATATCTCATTTCTGATAATTCATCTCTTATATCTTCAATATAAGTTTGATTTGTATCTGGATTAATTTTTAATAATTCTTTATTAACATTTGATGGAGCATATATTTCTGTCCATCCATTACCTTCTCCAACTTTTCTTTCAGTAACTTCAAATCCAGTAAAACTATTTGTTTCAATATCTTTTTTTGTTACATGATATTTTTTAGATGCGTCTTGACACCATCTATAATATTCTTCATGTTTACCAGAAGGAGTTGATGCTGCAATTAATTTTATACGTTCTGGGTCTTCATTTCTAATATTTAAAATATTAGTAATTTGATTAGAACCAATATAATCACACTCGTCTAATATTAATACATCTGCTCTTTGTCCACGAGAACTATTTGCTCCACCAGAACTATTATTAGCTCCAGCAGTAAGACCTAAAATACTACTAACTACACCATTAATTGTAAAGCATATATTATGACTAACATCTCTTGTTACTAATGATTGTAATAATGGCGATAAATCAATTAATTGATGTAATCTTTTAAATATTAAATCAATCTGTGTTTCATAAGGAGTTGCAATTAAAATATCATATTGATTATTAGGCCCTTTATTATATTGAGTATATGCAAACCATAATATCAAAATACACATTGATTCTGATTTTCCAAGTCTTCTACCAAGTCTAAGTACTAATTTTTTTGATTTTTTACCTTCGACAATGATAGGTTCTTGATAATCTCTAGCCTCCCAGTTTAAATAAACTTTAGCCCAAAGAATAGGATTGTCAGTAACAATATATTCAAGAGCATATGCTTTTGATTTTTTAAACTTGTTCATGACATAATTTACTCTTTTTTTTAGTTGTTTATCTAAAGGCTCTAAAAGAGTAATCATATGGTCAGCTTCTTTATCATTTAATTTTGATATTAGTTGTTGCTCTGCCATGTTTATCCTCTATGTTTTATTTTATATTTAAACTCTCTAATTCTCTTTTCATTAAATAATACAAGATAATAACCTAATATAAAAACAATTATTCCAGGTACAATACAAAGAAACGTTAATTCCGTTAATTGATCTTCTCCTATAGATTTATCTATATAACTATATATATAGGTGCATAATAACAATATAAATACATAAATAAAAGAACAAATATATAACAACATACCTATTCGAAATTTGAATAATGCTTTTTTATATAGTTTTTTCTCTTCGTTAGATAGTTTCGTATATTCAATATTCATATTTTTATAATCCTAAATAATAATTTCTTGCTTCATTACCAAATGCAGAATTTATATTTGCTCCATTAGAACGAATAGCATTAAGAGAACGCTGTCTCATTGTATATCCAGCTGATGTCATATTAAAATGACCAGAACCAATACCTTTAAGATTATTTGTTCCTTGTCCTATTTTTGCGCCTGTATTAATAAAACTTTGAGCAGCTAAATTAGCACCAACAGTTAGTCCAGCTAATGCTAAAGAACCACCAATAGATGGTAATATTCCAGCATTACCCATTGCGCCATAAAACATTTCTCCAGCAACAAAATCAATACCACCTTTCATTGCAGAAATAGCAATATGATCTCCTTGTTCTTGAGAATGTTTAAACGCATTTACACCAGAAAAAACATTAAATGCATCACCAACAAAGCCACCCATTATTAATAAAGGACTAGCGTTTTTAGGTAATAATTTATTAACCATTGTATTGCTCATTTATATTACCTCATACCATAAAAAGCAGATACAAAGTCAGCGTCTACTCCAAATTCATCAATATTGTTTATAATACCTTCATCAGTAGTGTGTAACATTTTAGCTAACATATCTGATTGTACATTAGGATCGCTTGTAGCTTGTTGAATAGCTTCTACTGCTCCAGATGTTACATTATGAGTCATTCTAGCTGGGCCACCTTCATAACTTATTGGGCCCATTTTCATACGATTATGTTGTCTTAACATTTCAGAACCTAAAGAAGCACCAGCTCCAAGTGCAAAGCCAGCACCTATTCCAACTTTTGTAAGCCTATGAGGGATTAATATAGAAGTTAATCCTCCGCCTTCTTCATATGTTCGGTTAGGCTCAAGAAAAATACCCATATTATTTCTCCATATATCATAAATCAATTAAATCTTTAAAAATTATCCATTTATCTTCTAATTTTTGAGATTTTTCCGTATTTTTATCATTTTCTTCTGAATTTATGTCGTTTTCATCAACTTTTTCTACTGAATTTATGTCGTTTTCATCAACTTTTTCTACTGAATTTATGTTGTTTGTATCAACATTTTGACTTGAATTTGTATTATTTCCTTTGTTTTGACTAGATTTTATGTCATTTTCTTCGTTTTGTTGGTCCGAATTTATGCTATTTTCTTCAATAATATTACCTTCGTCATCAAATTCGATATCCATAATGTCACATGTTGACTTATTATACTTCTTTTGAAGCTCTTGCATTTGCTGGAATATACGTACAGCTTCATCTGAAGCAGTTTCTTTACGTTTATCAACAGCTTTGTCTTTCCTAGTAGCATTTAATTGATTAAGAAGTTTAATCTTTTTATCTTGTAAAGTTATTAAAAATTCTGATTCTGGAGTAACTACATTGCCATAATAAGCATTGCACTTTTTATCAACTTCAATAAGTGTTTCACTCATAAAATCTCCAGATAATGCAATTTTATTTTCTACTCTTAAAATCTGAATTTCTATATCAACAAGGTCTTTAATTAAACTTGCATCAACTAAATCTTTAGCTGCTATAGTTTCTCCTTCAATATTTATATTGAAATGTTGACACCATTGATTAAATCTTGTTACAAGTGCTGCTATTTCCATAGGACATCTACATCCTACTGTTCTTTCAGAAGGATCAACCATACATACATCTTTATATGCACAATCTTGTCCTCGACATAATATAGGAACAGACGCAAACATTCCATGTTTAGTAAAATATACTCTACTTATATTGCTAATTTGTTTTGTTTTTTCTTTATTTAATCCCCACATTGCAGCTAATAATTCTTCGCCAGATTTATTAGTAACATCTGGCAAAGAATTATTATTGTTAAAATCTATTTGTTTTTTTGTAATTGCATTAGTATTAGCCATATTACTTAATTCCTTTATAATATTTTAGAAAGACCAAAACCAGTTATACCACTAGAAGCTATTGCTCCAGCTGTTGTTAAAGCAACACGATTATCAATATCTTTTCTCTCTTTATTAAAATCTTTATTGATTTGTATTCTAGCTTTTCTTGCTTTTTTAGAATTTCCAGTGATACTGTTTAAAGATTTTAATCTATCTTTTTCAAGATTTTTATCTAAAATTGCGCCTGTTATTGTTCCAACACCTAATGCTCCAGCAGAGATTCCAGCAACACCAATAGCAATTTTTTGGTTTAATGGACTCATACTCATTTTGTATTCCTCTAAATATTAAACGCCACTACCTTGACCAGCTTTCCATGTTGAAACTTTTTTAGCAATTTTAGAAATACTGTTTGATGTATTGTCAAAAAGTCTTGGGTTATTATAATAAGCTCCACTAATACTTCCATATGTCATACCAAGCATACCACCGCCAATAGCTCCTTTAGCTGCTCCTCCAAGAATAGTGTCATTATCACTTATTCCACCACCAATACCACCAAGTACAGCACCAGTAGCAGAACCAACTGCAAGACCTTCAAGACCAGCACCTAAAGAATTTCCTATTCTTCCAGAATTTGCCATGATACCTTCGTAAAATTGAACAGCTGTTTTTCCACCAGTACTTTTCATTAATGCGTTATAAGCTTGGTTCGATACAGTTTCACCTATTTGTTTCGAAGCATTATCTGCATAATTGTCAATTACTCTAGCGGCGGCTGTTCCATTTTCAACACCAAAAGCAGCAACATTTACGGCAGCATTTCCTACTACGTTTCCAACATTTTGGATTATTGAATCGATATTCTTAACGTTCATATGTACTCCTTATTTACCTAATAATGAGTTAACATTGGCAACAGTATTAGAAAGTATTCTAGGATTATTATTAAAATAGCCACTGGCTCCTCCACCAATACCTCCTAAAGTACCACCAAAAAAGCCACCTTTTATAGCACCACCAATCATTGATTCATCTTCATCCATTGCTCCACCAATGCCACCCATAACAGCACCAGTTGTAGCTCCCATAATTGCTCCTTGAGCAGCACCACCAAGTATATTACCTGTACGTACAGCAGATGCTATATTTGCTACGTTGTCGTTATATAGACTATTATACATACTGTTACTATTTTTTAATTCTTTTAAAATATCGGCTGTTCCCATTGATGGATTACGTTTTTTCATATTTTTAATAAGATTTAATTGTTCTTGTTTAGCTCCTTTACTTATAGAATTAGAAATATTTGCTCCTATATCGTCTAACCTATTTGTAAATGTATCGCCAATATTTTGAGCTGATGCACCAATATTTTTAAATAATCCATTAGCGCCTTCATTTACAGCTTCATTAGCTCCACCATTTCTAGCCATTTGGCCAGCAATAGAGGATATATTTCCAAATCTACCAACAAGACCACCACCAACAGCGCCAGCTAATGCTCCAGTAAGAATCATTCCATTTTGATTATCTTCATCAGCTCCTGTTGCCATACTTGCTATACCACCAATACCAGCACCAGTAAGACCACCAACAGCTGAACCAAATAATGTACTTTTTAATCCTTTACTAGTTTGTTTATTAACAGCATCATTAACAGTATCTTTTATTGCATCTTCAGCTGTATCAGCAATAACATTATTAAGTTTATCAAGTTTTGCTTGAGCACCTTTTTTTACTGCTTGAGAAATAGCATCGTCACTAGCTTCATCTATTACCGATTGTAAAGTATTTGTTAATGTCTCTCTATATGCTTTTGATACTGTAGATGATGCATATTTACCAGCATTACTTATAGTTTCTCCTGCAACTTGAGCTGTTCCTTTAGCAAAACTTTTAGCAGCATTAGTACTTGCAGCAACAGTTGCTGCTCCTTTTCCAATACTACTTAATACTTTTTCTACCATATTGAATACCTCAACCTATAGTAAAACTACCACGATTTTGATAACCATTTTCTGGTCGTTTACCATAACGAATTTTGTTCTTTATTTTTTGATATACATTTTTATTAGAAGTATTAGTATGACCGCTTAAAATTGTTCTTCCATAAACATCATATCCAGATTGAGCCATTCTATATTGAAGATTAACATCACCAGAAGTAAGAGAGTCAAATGAAGCTCTATTGTATTGAGAATATTTATTTTTAGCTGTCTCAGTTTCAATACGTATTTGTTTTGCAAGTTCAGCTTTTATTTCTCTATCTTGTAAAATAACTTGAATTATATATTGAGCAGTTGCTCTGTCTAAACCAAGACCAGCTATCATAATTATTCTCCTTTATCTATTTTTATTGCACATAATGGACAACAAATTCCAGGGTCCTCTTTCCTACGAATATAATAAGTATTATGACATAAAGGGCATACAACAGATTGATCCTTTCTTACTTCTTTATTGTAAGTAGGAATGTTATGTAACTTTCTTATTTTTTGTACTGTAACTCTATTGTATTTTATTATGTCTGCAATTTCAGCATCTTTTAAACCTTCTTCTTGAGACAGTCTTCTGACTTCTTCAACTATAATCGGACTAGTTTTCATGCTGTTACCTCCTTATACATAAAATGTAATATATTTTTACTTTTACTTGATTATATGAAAATAAAAATATTTTAGCAATCTTTTATGTTAAAAGGTGGGCTAAGAATGATACTTAGCCCACCTTCTTTAAAGGAGATCAGCCAAAGCAGTTGAAACATAAGACTGATGCTACAAGAATGTTGTTTTAGTTTTATCCAAGGTTAATGGATATTATTAGTAGTATTTAGTAAGAAAATTAGATAAAAATACTTAGGAGATTAAATATTATAATAAGAATCATCTTAACTTTATTATATATAAATATATAAAATAAAACAACGCAAATTATATAATATGCAATTAGTAAAGTTCTAAATTTTAGTTTAAAGGTTTTATTGTATTTTATAGGTTTTTAAAGTTTTTATTCTTCTAGTGAAACTGATAATTGATGATGAAACAAATAATCTTTCATTTCATTATATGAATAATCTATTTTATATTTTGTTTCTACTGTTGAATATGCCTGTAATAAATTTAATTGCTTCTTACCATACATAAGGTCGTACATAATTTGTCCTACTTCATCAATGGAAAACTCTGTATTTAATTCTGTGCTCTTATTCATTTAAACACCTCCTTATATTTTATAATATAAAGGTAATTTATATAAAAAGCTATTTGTTGTATTTTGCCAGAAATACTAAAAGATTTTTTCTTTAATAATTTTGCCCGTATTAGGGCAAAATTTTATATATATATTTTTTTGAGCGAAGCTCAAAAACTAAAATTTTATTTAAAATTCTAACCCCACTCCCTTTTATTTATACAAACATAATAATCAAAAAGATAATGACTATTGATTAGTTACGAGGCTTCTTTAGAAGCCTCGTCTAGTATCTATGTGTCATTTTTTAGTTTATTAATTTGTTTTATTTATTTCTTGTTGTTTCGTTAAAAAAGACTGTTTTTAGCTTTTAGATTAGCTGAGGTGTAGCTTTAGATTACATTTCGCTTTTATAGTGAATTATATACATATTTGGGGAGGGAGACACTTTCTTGTTTTTTCAGTGCACTTCTAGTTCGGAACCCCACCCCCTTACACAGAAAGAAAAGGAATTCTTATTCAGTGCAAGACGAAGGTGGAAAAAATCAATTAGCCTACAAAGGCAGAAGGAGTGCATATGAAAAAGAACAACACACTTAAGAAGGTAGCAAGAGGAATAGGATTTTACACATTATCACTAATGTTGTTGGATCGTGTTCTTCCAAAACACGACCATATGTATGACATAGGAGACTATGTTGTACATATAAACGAGCATACCATGCGTGGCAACAACATGATAGCTGAGACACGTACACGTTTTGGCAATGATGTATATGTTGCTACAGGTGGGTTATTTGAACTCTTTCCAGAGGATGTACGTAAGTGCATCCTTGCCCATGAAGTTGGGCATCTAGTACTGGAAGGAGGTATGCCAGAGGACATGACTACATATGCGTTAACTCGCATAGTAGGATTGTGTCCTAAAGCAGAAAGAGTAGCAGATTCAATGTCTGTTGCTCTATATGGCAAGAAAGCAACATTAAAGATGTTGTGTTCTTTGTTTGCTATTACGTTAAGCCCAGAGAGTTTAATAAGAATGGCTAACGTACTGCTTAGTAAATAAACAATACACAGTAAAACTGAATAAAGCCTATATGATACTTAATTGATCATATAGGGTGAGGTGTTGTCACGAATAAACACAATAACAATAAACTAATAAATACTTATGGTGCTACCTACCTAGTGAGAGAAAGGAGAAATTATGTTTAATAATTTCTTTAACACATTTGCAACTAACAACACAACAACAAAGAGCTTTGCAGAAAGAATGCGTGAAGCTCATGAGAGAGGCATCAAGAAAGGAGATGAAATTTCTGCAAAGCTTGGTTATGGCATGGGTTATGCCTCTACAACCGTTGTTGAAGAGGCGAAATACTTTGCATCTAATGTTGCAGAATCCATCAATAATAACAGCTTTGTAGAGTCCTTCAAAGAGGGCTACTACAACGGAAAGAACGATGCTTATGAAGCATTCGTTCAGCGTTGCGAAGAGCGCGAGAGAAAGGTTCGTGCCAAGATGGACGAAGAAGCTGCTAGAGAAGCAGCTGATGAACTCTGGGATGAGTGCGACTTTGAAGACAATGAATCTGTTGTTGGAGAGGAAGTAACAAATACAGAATATGAAGAGTCTAAGTGTCATACATTCGATAACGTTAAAATCTTAGACAAAGATGGTAACGTTATGTATATAGAAATGTAATCCATACACCATGTTGGCGTAGAGGGGGTTCGATTCCCCCTCATGGTGTTTGCGTACAACGTAGAATTAACGCACCTACAAAAATAAGGACTAGGACTCGCCTAGATATAACCATTAATTCTATTTTTATTGCTGAAAGGCAGAAGGAGGACTATATGTCAAACACAACTAACAACGTAACAAAGGTAACTCTTAGAGAAACTCTTGCCAATAATGGTATTACTCTTACTGATACAGAGTTTAAGAAAACCAAGAAAGACGACTTGATTCGTCTTCTTGGAGCTGTAAAAGTTAAGGATAATGAGCAGAAGGTAGATAAAGCACGTTTGAGAGAAAGGAATCGTGTTGCCCTTTCTCTTGTTGTTGCTTGGGTGTATCAGACAATACATCCATTCAACAACAATAAATGCTTGTTCTATAAAGCAAAAGATCCTAAGTACACAGGGCTTTGGCTTGCTGAAGGAAGGCGTCTTGCAAGAGTAACTGGGGATATACTTCAGCTACTCTATGGACGTTTTGCATCAGAAAAACAATATATAGAACAAGTTGGTAAAGCTTATGACTTGATGGTCAAGGCTAAACTTTGCCACAAGAATGGCGAGTATATCGCTATGAATGATACTGAACGTGCAAGATGCGTTCGGTATTATAATAGCGATAGAGACTTTATTAGAGACTCTATCGCTATTTATGAGCAATTCGTTGCTCGTAAGTAACCTATTAGTAACTTAGTTATGCTATTGCTATGCAATAGCATAACTTATTTTTAGTCATTTGTCAAGATATTAAAAATCATTTTTAAATCCTTAAAAAAGGTCAGTGGAGATAGTATCAAGAGCTGGGAGAAGTTATGTTAATATTAGCAGAAGCAACAAGAAGATTAAATTTTGACAGCATGGACAACGATTATAATAATCTGTTTTATCGTGCTGAAAACGATGTACAGCAAGATGTAATTGCTGTTACAGAGAATTTCATCATTTGTATTTGGAGTTGTGCTGTTTTAGATAGCGAGATCAGATTATATGATCATAATTATAATCTGATTGCTAAGCAGACTTTATATCCAAATAGATTACCTTTTGATAAATGGTCTTCTTATGTGTTTGGAGAAGACGAAAGATAAAAAGGTTTTGTTATAAGCAACTTATAGGAATACATGCCTATATTTAAGTGTTATCATTTAACCAATAAACAACATAATAGTGCAACAATTATACTATTCTGACCAGAAAGTGTGGTTTCCTTTTATACTGGTATATAGTAAAGTTGCACTATTATGACATTTGGTTCTATATAACATAGCTTATGGCAGATTATTGTTGTAGTTTTATTTGAAGTAACTTGGTTATGCTATTGCATAGCATAACTCATATTTATCCATTTGTCAATAGTTGGAGGTAAAAAAGATGGATAATTTTGATGTTAAGGTAACACGTAGGACTAGATATACGATTCATTTCAATATATATAATAAGGAGTATATATTGAAGGATAAAGGCAAGATCAAGAGGGATATTGATCTTGTTAAACACATTGTTATAGAGACTCTTATTGGGATTGCAATAGGAGCTTTACTGAGTTTCTTCCTATTATATATATATACATCAGATATATATATAGGAGAAACAAACAGCAACATAATAAATACAAATACATCTAATATATATACAGATAGTAATTATGATACTCATACTAAGTATATAGATATAGATAGTAATACTCATGTTGCTTCTATTGCTCTAGATGCTTATAAATGAAAGACTAAAGCTAGTCTTAAATAACCAATAAAACAAGACTAGCTATTCTATATTAACTTAGACTAGGCTTTTTATTAATATATTATATTTTTATTTAATAAACATATAATAGACTAGGGTTTTATATTAAATATATAGACCTTCGGTTTTAAAAAGCTAGTGCTCTGTTAATATAGCTTATATATAAATATATATATAAATAGCCAGTAAATAATAGCTTTGTATCGCTTATTATCTACTGGCTTATTATATATTTATATTAAATTTAACTTGCTTAACTTGCTTAACTTGCTTAACTTGCTTAACTTGCTTTGCTTGCTTTGCTTGCTTTGCTTGCTTTGCTTGCTTTGCTTGCTTTGTAAGCAAAGTATAATATAATTTTTAGTATTTGTCAAGAGAATATATTAAAATATAGACTTTTGAGCCTTTTAGAGTGTTGTTCTAGGCAATTTCAAAAGTTGATATTTATAAAAGATACGGGAGACTGATTATCCCCTTCAAAATATAAATCTTTCTTGGCAAAATGTAGCTTATATTGATATTCATATATTTATAGAGTTAATTATATATATTTACTTATTCTTATATTTTATATATCTATATAAGCTTACCAAACAAGAATATCTTTATATATCTTATATATCCATATAATTTTATATTCATATATTCTTGTATATCTTATATATTTATACTCTATATATCTTTACCTTGAATTTACTTGATATTTTTATTATCTTGCTTGGTTTTATTTTTCTTTTTATCTTGTTTTTTTATTCTTATATCAAGTTAATTCTTAGGTGAAATACAAAAGGTTTATATAAAAATTATACTTATTTTCTTTATAAAATCAATATATAAACCTTTAAGGTATAAATATATATATTTATTATTTCCTTGAACAAGGGTACTAATATATTTTTCATATTTTTATTATTTTTTTTATATGAAAGATATATTAGTACCTTTGTTTATTATTTTATTGTCTTTTGTTTCCAGAAAGGAGAAGAATATTATGGAAAAGAAAGAAAAGCAAATGTCACCTGTAGTAGCAGAAGTTAGAGAATCTCTTGGCATTGAATACCAAAGAGTTCTGACATGGTATCACATCATACATCCTCATATTAATAGAATGCGTGATGAGCATTACAGAGAGATGGAAATAGAGTGGAAACTCTGTAAGGCTGTTGAAGGCATGATAGAGATTGACGAAAAATCTTCTTTATCAACATGTACTGTTGAAGAACAGTATTTAGAGCGTACTTATCGCTTCTTTATAAAGCTCTTTAACGGTGACAAGAATGCTAAGCACGATGACGCTGAGAAAAGAGCATATATCGCTGAATGTATGGCTCAGTTCACTCGTGAAACCAGTACTGAAACTCTTCACAAGAATTCTATTTCTCTGCTGAAGATGTCCATGGAAGATATCCAGTTTGACTCTGCTGGAAATGCTGTATTTGATTCCAGAAACGCTTCTGTATTTATTGGTTCCAATATTCAGAACAAATCCAAATCTATGCGTTGGGTTGCATCATCTGAAGATGGAATTTCTCGTCTTCTTGAGAAGTATGGTTTATCACAGGTCATCGTCTTTATGGGCGAACAGGGAAAGACTGAAGAAGACAATGCTACATTGTTGTCCACAAAGGAAAATATATTCCTTCGTGGTATTACTGACATCGCATCTGGAAAGCATTATATGTGCTCAGCTCCGTCTGCTTCTTCCACCAGACATGCTGATTTTCCTTTTATTGAGGCAAATTCAGCAATTGATGTCTTTAAGATTTGGTGTGAAATCACTGGTTTTAAGACAATAGAAGACCTTGTTAAGGGTATAGGGTCCTTCAAAGACGGAAAATATATTGTGAATCTTGCTAAGTTGAAGGCAAGAATAGCAATGAGAGGTTCTAACAGTTTTGATACTTATCAGACTGTTAAGAATCCTAACGTCCTTTGGAAATTGAAGCATCCGAACGTTGATTATGTTCGTGATGCTTCTGGTACAACTTCTGTTCCATATAAAGGAATCACATCTCCTGGTGTTTTAGAGATGAAGAATCCAGATGGAACAGTTACAACAGAGAAAGTCTAATGTCTCTCTCCATATTACATATCAATTAATCCTTTATTTGTAGGATGTAGAAAGGGCATCCTTGGGTGAAAATCCCTAAATATTATTACTATGAATAACAACACAGTTAAGGAACTTAGAGAAATGGCAAAGGTTGCTGGTATCGTTGGTTACAGCAAAATGAAGAAAGCAGAGCTTATTGATGCTCTTACTAATGTTGCTGCTAACGAGATACTTGCTGAATCTCCTGTATCAGCTGTCGAGGAGCGTAAGACTATTCCTGGTGATGGAATGATGATATGCTCATTCACTTATGCTGCTACTATGGCATGTGCAATGCGAATAATTACAGAGAATGAATATGAAGTTTTCTGTAATCTTATTGCTCATGTTAACTCTCTTGAAGAAGCTTATGAAAATGTTAAACTTCGTAAGCTGATTCAGAAAGTACCTTCTGTCTTCCAGATTAGACATGAAGGTTGCAAGGGCATTGTGGTTAAATACCCTCTTGAGTTCATTCCAGAACTTAAAGAGAAAGACCTTGTAATTACTGAAGGAGCTAGAAAGTTTGCATCTACTGACTGGGAAAATGCTCCTTTGGAGGTATGTAACTATCTTAAGAGAAAGGACGAATGGGTTGCTCTGAATCCACAGTTTATCCAAGCTCTTAAGTTTGACAATCCAAACGCTCTGATTCCAGTTGTTGATTTCTGGTTTAATAAGCTGGAAGAGAGCGTAAATGACATTGCCAAAGCACAGGAATTCCATGGCATTATCTCCAGTGCTGAAAGCAATAGCGACACAAATTCAAATCTTGTTATTGCACTTCGCAATTCTGCTGATTTAATTGATGATTTTCAGATTATCAATTGGAGAAAACAGCAGTATGAGAAGTTCATTACTGATATGAAAGTTGGTCGTATTCTTGTGCCTGGAGAATATACATATATGGTATGTGACCCAGCATATATGCTCAACAGCATTTATGGTCTTCAGCTTAATGCTCTTAAGTCTGGAGAATACTGGTTCAATAACCATGTAGGATATGCTGGAGCATTCCGTTCTCCATTAATCGCTCCTTTTGAAGCACAAAAGTTCAATTGTGTTGAAAGAGAAGACTATTGGTTCTTCAAAGATATCGTAGTATTTAATGGATATGATGGTGCTTGGGAGAACATGGGGGGCGCAGATTTTGACGGCGACACTTGTGCCATTGTTCCCGACAGTACTGACCTTGGCAAAATCATCGTTGATGGTATTCGCTCTATGAATTACGTTGTTTGGGAATCTGGACTATCAGCAGTTAAGGAAGAGTTTTCATGGGAGAACATGGCAAAGTTTAACGCTAAGGTTGCGAAAGTAGACCGTACTGGCGTTATTACAAACTATGCATCCAGAGCTATGGATATAAGCAATCATCTTGAAAGCGCTATTTGCTTTGCTAAGAAGATGAATTGTGTAGGTATCTATATGGTTCATCCATCTGAGGTTGACAACTCTTCTGAAATGAAACCTCATGTGGTTCTTATCAATAATCAACGCTATTTTGCTATTCGTGGTCTCGTTCATGCTACTCAGAACAAAGATGGCGTGATTATGTATGATAACGAAGGCATCTATGGCGTTAAAACTTTTGACCAGATTCAGCAGATTTCTGATGAATATCTGGCAAAGGTTGAATACTTACGTCTTATGCAAGGAAGAGAAATCGACTCTGCAAAGACTGGCGTTGCCGCTGAAGGAACAAGTGGACTTGATTTCGTTGACTCTGTTAAAGTCGAGTTCACACCACAGGAAATGATTACAAGAGTTGAAGTTCTTGGTCGTCCTGTAGCTAAGTTCGCTCAGCTTAATAAGTATCAATCACTGTCTCCTTTGGCAAGAGTTCATGACTATGTTGAACAGAAGAGCCTTGAATTCATGAATCGTTTTGCAAATGGTTCTGACAAGGTTGCTCTTCTTCTTAAGCTTTTAACAGCTGAAGAGAATGCTCAGCTTAAAATGAATGTTGCTTTTGCTGATGGACGCACAATGAGTCTTCTTGACTATCTGAAAATTCGTAAGACAGAATATGGCAAGAAGTTATCTGAAGTGTTCAAGGCAGAATTGCCAGAAGAAGAATTGAGAGAAGCCATTAATGGTCTCAAAACAAGTGAGATTGATACTCTTGGTCAGCTCTCAACCAACCTTAATGTCAATGCTGAAGTTATCGCAGTTGCTTGTTATATTGTTGCTTATACAAAGGACGGTAACTTTGGAACTGGTCTTACTTATGGTTGGTTATTATTTAATGAACTTCTGTCTGTATTCACAAGAAACAACAAGAAGTTCGAACTGTACAGACTTCCTCGTTATGCTGAAGAAGTTTCAGTATCTGCTGGATATCTTTATGTTAACGACAAGAAGTACGCTCCTATCGACAAGGTTGATGATTGTGAGTATGTGCCTGTACAGTTAATCAATGGCAAGCCTTATGCACTAATCCATAAGAGAAGTGAAAAGGTTGTTGCTGTTGTTACAAGCAAGAATATTGGTGCTGTTTATACAATCGATATGATTTATGGCTTTAAATATTCTTGTGGTTCAAAGGACGAATGGAAGAGAATTGTTAAAGAAAACGGTTATGTATTTACTGTTGACCTTGACGAGAATTCCAGATTGTCCATTATGGTAAATGGCCAAGTTATCGGCGCTATAAAAGCAACTGTAACTGACCTCCACATTGCTGAACTCGTTGGACATGAGGTAAAAGTTATTGGTTCTCCAAATTATAAGGAAACTGATAGTACAATTGCTAATCTTGTTGTCCGCATAGTTAAGTAACATATTGGGAGCATCCTGAAATATAGGATGCTCCCAAAAAAATTATCTCAAAGAGAAATAGAAACGCTAACGCTTTAATATAGAAACGCTAACGCTTTAATATTGAAAGGAGAAGAATTATCATGAATAATACCTTTTATATGTTAGTTGCAGGCTCTAGAGGTTTTAATAACTATCCTCTTCTTAAAGAGAAGTTAGATTATTTATTACAGAACCAAAGAGACAAAGAGATACATATTGTCTCTGGAGGTGCCAAAGGTGCAGATACTCTTGCTGAATGGTATGCAAAAGAGAGAAACTACCAAATGCATGTATTCCCAGCTGAATGGGATAAATTTGGTAAGTCCGCTGGATATCGCAGAAACGAACAAATGCATCAGTTCATTGCTAAGTTTTCAAATCGAGGATGTGTTTGCTTTTGGGATGGAGTATCAAAAGGCACTCAACATAACTTCGAATTGTGCAAGACTTATGGTACTCCTTTGCGTATCATTATTGTGTCTTAAAGAGAAGCCACCTAACGGTGGCTTCATGAAAAGTAATATATCATATACGATAAAGTACGATAAAGGAGAAGAATATGGATACATATACAACAATCGGAGAAGTTATCAACGAAATCCTTTTCGATATCGAAAATGGATATGAGCTAGAATTAGGCTCTTCGTTTGATAAAATAATCAAAGAATTACAAAAAGGAGAAACTGTAACAGTTTGGAAACAAACAATGGCCTGTTCGTTTCCAAAACGATACAGACTCAAGGAGAGTGATTAACTATCACTCTCCCCTTTTTTTAATTCTGCCTTAATTTAGACAAGGCTATTTAGAAAGGATAACAAAATGAAAATTTTGGAAACAAATATGGACATTTTTTATCTTCCCAAAACAACAGAAGCTGTTTGTATAACAACAAATGGAATTGTTGATAAAAACGGTAATGCTGTTATGGGTAAAGGTATTGCTTTACAAGCAAAGAATCTATTTCATTGCGAAGCATTATTAGGAAAATATTTAAAACAATATGGAAATCGTTGTTTCAATCTAGGTCAGTACAAAAGAGACAGCGAGATATTTACATTATTTTCTTTTCCAACTAAGCATCATTGGAAAGATAATAGCGATATTAATTTAATATGCAAATCAGCAGAAGAATTAGTTGAGATGTGTAAGAAATTTAATATCACTAAATGTTATCTTCCTTTAGTTGGTTGTGGTGCTGGCAATTTATCATGGCCAGTTGTTGAGCCATGGTTAAGTAACATATTGTACAATGATATTTTCGTTGTTGTAAAGAAAGAGAGGTAAATATGAAGTTTACAGTAAAGCCTTCGGAGTTGAAACGTTATGACAACGCTCTTTTATTCGCTGTAATTAGGCTAACAAAAGAGAATAACAAAATACTTTATGAAATATCATCTAATGAGAAATCTGATGAATATAGACATAAAGTATTAAGAGCTATGTTTTCTATGAATTAACATAAAATCGCCTAACGGCGATTTTGTGAAACTATTGGCGCTTATATAGCAGTTTATCCGTTTTTCTAAAAAACGGCGTTATATGTAAAGAAATCACATTGCACATATAAGCAGTTAAGGAGGGTATGCATGTGAGAGCTATAGCACGACTAACTATAGATTGCTGAATTGTGTGGGGCTAGTCACCCCGATTATCTATAAACATTATTTATATTTTTATATTTTGTAAAGGAGAACACTATGCAAATCATTCTGAACGCTAACGAAAGAGATACTCTTAATAATCTTCTTGTAGGTACATTTAATACATCTTTTAAAGAGATAGCCATGTCTTCAGCTAATGTAATGAAGATTGAATATCGAAAAGATATCTCAGCTTGTACAGATACCGAAATGGTTATTACTATTGATGACCGTTACGTTATCGGTATGTACGGAGAGATGAATAAATGGTTGCCGTTTATCGTAATGTCAACAAAGTCTTTAATAGCTTCTGTTAAGGCATTTGGTAATGCTATGGATGATAAAGAACAGTCTTTATTTAAAGAAATTGGTGGTGAATCAAAATGATTCACAAAAGACGTATTCAAGGCAATATGATTACTTCCTGTAAAGTGAATTGTCCTATATGTAATCATGTTGCGTATTTCAGTGAAAGCTTAGTCTCTGAAGTTACAGAATGTCCTGTTTGTGGTTATGAACAGGACATTAATAAAGAGACAAATAAGACTTATATCCATTATGGATATGGAGTATTTTATGCAGAATTTGTTAATAAACCCTTTATGTATATTGTGTTTGACGAACCTATTTCCGAAAATGAAAAACAAAATCTTTTGGAAATAATGGATGATTTTTACATCATTAAAGAGAAATCATATTTTTATTTATATGATGTAAACAGAAATGAAATACAAATCTTAAAGGGTAACAAACCCAAATCATTTGATGATTATGTTGAAGAGAGCAAAGAGAAATTAAATTATGCAAAACTTCAATATTTATCAGATAATGACAATTTTATTCCATTTGAATAAGATTTCGCCCTAACGGGCGAAATATAGATAAAAATAGGGTTCCTAGAAAGTGAGGTTAAATATGTTACAAGGAACAATTTTAGGATATGCACCAAATGCATCTCAGAACACATGCGACCAGACTTGTCAGAATGCATATGAACAGACTTGCCAGAATACATACGAACAGACAGCTCAGAATACACAAACACAGGCTAATCAGCAGACAGCAGATAACGACTTAAATAGTTTCACAGCACAGTTTAAACAGATGTTTGACACTCTTACTGAAAATATTCCTAATGGAACTCACGAAGAAAAGAGTGCAAAGAACTTTTTCCAGAATTTTTCTGACTATATTGGAAGTCAGAGTTTCAAAAATAGTGTTAACGAAAAGGCGGAGAAGTATAATATACCGCCAAAACAGGTTGCTAAGAACTTTTTCCTTAAAGTGCTAGGCATTATTGGCGATGTTTTAGGTATCGTTGTTAACACTGTTTGCAACATTGTCGATACAGCTATAACAATAATGGCAACATTATTACATGCTGGTGTTAGCATAATTGCTAAAGCTGGAAATGCTGTAACATCTGTTATAACGCTTAACCAAACTAACGTTGTAACAGCATAATTCAAAGAGAATGCAACCTAACGGTTGCTTTATAGAAACAAATAATAATATTTTTATAGCCAAATATAATATGGCAGAAAGGACATTACTATGTCAATGAAGGTTTATGGAATCGGTAGAACTGTACGCATTATTCGCCCTTATAAGGTCGAGGTAAGAAACGGTAAGAACGGTAATTTTGAGTCAAGAATGGTTATGTGGACTCTTGCTACAGATAGAGAGTATACACAGGCCGTAACAAAGCCAGACGGAACTGTTGCACAGGAACGTGTAACTGATTTCGTTATCTGTAGAGCTACAGGCCCTGTTGCGGACAGATTCAACCAGTATTGTTCTGCTATGAAGAAGGACGAGAATGGTAACGACAAGCTTGTTTCTCGCAGACTCCTTGTTGAAGGACATCTTGAGCGTTATTCATCAACACGTACCCAGCAGGTACAGTTTGACAATGGAATGATTGCGAATGTATCTCTTCCAGAGGATAGAGAGATAATTGTTGTTGAAAGCATTCAGTTCCTTGATGCAGACCCAGTTAAGGCAAAGGCTTCAGCAACAACTGCTACTGGAACAATAGTACAGAACGCAACTACAGCACAGACTGTTCCAATGGCAACTCCAGTACAGAATGTAGCACAGCCAGTACAGAATGCAACTCCAGTCGCTAATGCTGTACCAGTACAGAACGTAGCTCCAGCACAGCCAGTTGCTAATGCAATTCCAGTTCAGAATGTAGCTCAGCCCGAAGTGCCTGTTGTTACAAATGTAAGTTCTGAAGTAGCACCGTTCTAACAAATGTTTAAGGGTGATTAATATTTTAATCACCCTTTTTTATGTCTATTTAAAATAGACAATTGATTACTTCACATAAGGTGAACGCTATATACTATATAATTTGGTATACAGTAGAAGCATGGTTCAAAACCATTAATCAATTTTCATGGGCGTGTGTCCATGGACATATACACTTCTTCTCCTTCCTCCGCTTACAACGAGACGATAAATGTCCGTTGTAGGCGGACATTATTTTTTGAACAAAGAGATGTTGCTTTACACAACATTTCTTGGTATCATTTTTTTAAACATGGACAAAAATAGACATGGCTTTTATATTAATTCATAAAGGAGAAAAGTTATGGCAAATGTAACAGACAAGGCTATTGAAAAACTTAGAGAGGATAAAGATTTTCAAAAAGCATTAAGTAAGTATGAAGAAGCTGAAAAACTTTCACAAGAACATTCTAGTAAAATTGCTCAACAACTTATAGATATATTAAATTTAAGTGATGAAAAACAAACAATAGAAGATGCTAGATTTAATCTTGTTGTTGCTAAAATGACAGCTGCAAAATTATTAGCTACTTTATCTAGTTTTAGTTATGTAGAGAAAGATTTTATGGATGCTCTTGTTAATGCAAGAAAATTAGTACAAGATGAACTAGTTCCAATGCTTATTCAAAAAGAACCTTGTGGTGAATGTGAAGCTTGTAAAAATGGTCATCCAGATCGTTGTTTAACTCCAAAAATAAGAGAACAGTATTGTGAATCTAGATTTTTACCATTATTATCAGATGCATTAATAGAATATGATGCATGGAGCGAAATATTATATCATAATATTCCAGCAGATAAAAAAGATATAGATATATTACAAGATATTAATGATGAATTTCAAAACAAAATGAATTCATAAATAAAATCAGTAAAGGAGAGTAATTATGTTAACACAAGAAGATCATATTAAACTTGAACAACAACAAACTGGTTTACTGGAGATAGACGCTAATAAATTTTATTTTGATAAATTAAGACCATTTCTTCAAGAATTCAATAAGACATATCATACAGATAGAGAATTAAATCGAACTATTGTAGAAGTAATCAACAAAGTAGACAGCGCACTTACAGATAAAAGATATAGAGATGTAGAAGATGCATATTCTAGTCTTTTAGGTGGAATACAAAATCGCAATTATACAATATCTGGTCCAATGAGATATGGTAGTGATGAAGAAAAGAAAGCTGTTAATAGTTTAATCGAAAAGTTTAATGATTTCTCTGTAATTTTAAAGTACGAAAAAGAAGAGGATAAAGAGAAACCTAAACTTCGTGATAGATTAAACTATCAACCACCTAACGGTGGTATTATGGGATATAATCTTGATGATTTATCCAATAGAGGGCCTAGAGAAAATAGAGAACGTATTCCTAATCCTGTTGTATTACAAGATAAGTATGCATATTAAAAACAAAATACGTTCTCAAGTAAAATTAAAAAGGAGAATGTATGCTTAATTTTGATGTTGATAATGGAAATGATTTAAAGCAGTTAATGCATTTTATGGAAAAGGACCAGTTTATAAAACTTACCTTAGAAGAACAAAACGCAGTTGTTGATGCTTTAATCAAACTTGCACAAGATGACGGAAACGTAAAAGTCATTGGTCTAATCAAAGATGAAAATGGTTCCAATATGACTCCTAAAGATATGATAGACAGAATAGGTCTAGAAAACTTTAGGAAAATGTTGCGTGATGCTATATCAGAAGGAGTTTTATCTACTCATAGCATTTCTTTAAAAGAATTTCGAGACCTTTGTGAAAAAGCTAGTAGTAATACTCTAACCGATGATGAAAAAGAAAAATTTGATGCATTAGTACAGAATCATTTTCATTATTCAGATAGAGATTCTTTACAGTTCACTACATTTGCATTAGTTCGTGCTTTTGTTTCTTTTGTAAAAAAAGATAGACAAAGCACAGACGATTCCGCTCATTTTATAGAAGATGCAGAACCTTTTATTTATAGTGCATATATAGCATTATTAACTTCTATGGTTACTAATAGTTCATCGTCTTTTGGGAAAATGTTTGAAAAACATGGATTTGATAAAGTTAAGTTATCTATAGATAATTTAACTTATAAAATTACTAATCTATTGATTGATTATTCAAAAGAAAACGATATAGAACCAGAACAATTATTAATGGCGTTAATGAATGCAACAAAAATACTTGCTGGACCTTTAAATACTAGTTTACATATAGACGATAATGTAAAAGAGTTGGATAATGATTTGATACAGATATTATTAAATGTTTTCGATTTAAATATTGAGAAACAAAATATTTATTCAAAGCATAATAGTGAGTCGGCTAACGCCGACAAATCGGATAATAAACAAAAAGATATTAGAAAATTATTATTTGATGATTGACAAATTGTTTATTGTAACCTAAAATAACACTTGCTTGTTTGTTCTAACAACTTTTCCTTTACAGGATTTAGTTGATATGTATAGTAGTATATAATTGCCAATACTCCTTTATATACTACTTCGGAATGTAGTTCAGTTTGGCTAGAACGCTTGGTTTGGGACCAAGAGGTCACAGGTTCGAGTCCTGTTATTCCGATTTCTTCTTAAGCCACAGATTAAGAAGAAATTTAAACTGCAAAATGCTGGTCAGCTGAATTACAGCATTGCATGACTCACTAAGTTTATCGCTGTTTAAAGGTGAGTTTTATTTTTTACTCGACTAGGCGAGAATGTACTAATCATTAAAGCTGTTAAGCCTAGTGCGTTCACTATATAAGTGAGGTCAGTTCGGTGGAACAAGAGTTGCAAATCTTGTTGGATGTAAAGTTAGGGCATACCTTTACATCGTCCTAAAGTTAACGAGTAAAACAGTAACAAAAGCCTACTTGTTAATGGCGGTAGTAGAAGATTGAAAAAGAATCAACGGCTGTCGCATTCTTTTGGAGTGTGATACTCCTATATCTATGTAGATGCTCTCGAAGGAATAGTTGGCTTAGCTCCAATTTTACATAGATGAACCGCATAAGCGGGCCATTTAAGGATCGGGCGTTGTTTCTCTGACGAGATAGAGTGCAATAGCTGATTGAGTTTTCTATCAGCTATTTTAGCGGATATGGCGGAATAGGCAGACGCACAAGACTTAAAATCTTGTGTTGGTAACAACGTATGAGTTCAAGTCTCATTATCCGCACTGGTAGGTTATATTCTTCCTACTTTAAAGAGATAATCTTTAGTGGCAACAAAAAGATAGATGATTCCCATGAATGTGGGGTAAGCAATATAGAGTGATGTTCTATAGTATCATCGTGTAAGAGTAAACTTATTTGCTTATGGAAATCAGCGTTTATGTGTTAGCTTAGAAAAACACGTTAAGCATTCTTAGCAAGTTGGCTTAAGGAATTATACTTGTAAGGATTGTAACCTTCTTCATCAGTAAACAACTTTAATTCATAGCAGAATGAATAATGGTTAAATATAATCTGTAACAGCTTGACTGAAATGAAATTAACCATTATATTTATTACATTACCTATCGTGTAATAAATGAAATAGGGAAGATAGCGTATGAAAACTTTTGGTGGATAAAGGCGTACGAATTAAATCATGGAGCGCATGAAGTGATTTGATTAGGGCTAGATTGGTTGAGAATCTAGAAGACGTATCAGCCTTCGTTAATGGTGAGGCAATTCTAAGAAATTGATAGTCATTTGGTTAACCATAATTTTTTATTTGCGATCTAACGATCGCTTAACGAAAATAGAGGTATTTAACTCTATAAGGTATGTATATTAACCTAGTGCAGAATAACTAATCATTATGCTAGGATGTTATCCAGACGTACGAACGAAGATGAAAGGATACTTTCATTACCGAGTCGTTATACAAGACTATAATAATGCTTTACTTGTAAAGTATTAAAAGGTCATGTATTGAATGAGGAACCTCAAAACATTGGATAGCAGTACGATTATATTAAGAGTGTTAGTGTGACATGCTTGTGGTTGACGTAATAGGAGTGAAAAGCGATATGCTGTCTATTTATTAGACGGTATACTGTCGAATCTGTAACTTGACGCAGATATACTCTACCTTGCAAACACAGGAGACTGGTAATCTCTAGGTGGGGAAACAAGGAAATACCAAAACCAAGTCAATTCGCCATGAACAGTAGTAATACTGGTATAACGCAAGCATAAGTCGTAAGTAGCCCAAGGCGGTAAAACAATTCAAGAAAATGATTAATTCAAATACAGAAAAAATTTGAATCTTTCTAAATCTGAATGATTATGGGTGAAAGCTAGAGGTATCAATCCTTTACGAGACTGGTGGCTGTATCAGCTGGTACAAGAAGTTATAAGGTAGCTCCTTATAGCTCAGACTTGTATCCTCGTTCGCATAATAAACATGGTTCTTATAATAGTAAGGTGAATAAAAGCCTAATATATATGCTTTATAGAGTTAAATAGCTCATTATGATGAATATCATAATAATGACCAATGATAATGGTATACTTTATGTATGCCATTATTTTATTTGACCAGTTGGACAAACGGTAAAGTTGTCACCCTTTCACGGTGAAGATAAGAGTTCGATTCTCTTACTGGTCATGTACGTCTGTCTCATCCCTAAGAATAGTATCGTAGTATTAGACGTACAGTATATGTTTGTATCCGTCTCCCTATAAATTGTCGCCATAGACAAACGGATATGTTCATTTCAATCTCATCCCCAGCTTATTGGCTGGGGATATTTAATTTGATACGAAAGGAGGTAATTATGAAATATTATCCATTGGATGCTGTAGACCAAATGGAATTAATGGACAATCCTCTTGATTTACTTGAATCTTTAAAAAAACAACATTTATGTGACAATAGTGCTACTATTGAAGACCTTGAAGAGTATGTTTATGGATTAGATTTCTTTAAAGCGCGTTATATCGGTAAATTCGATAAATGGAATTATAAAATATTAACGGATGAAACTTTAAATAAATTATATATACCCATCTATACAATGGAACAAGTAGGTCAGAGAGAAACAGAATGGAAAGATATTTTAAGTATTCCACTTACTTTAAATAAATGGAAAAACTTTAAAATGGTCTATAAAATAGACAATGACTTTTATCATGCTATTAAAAAAACTGATAACATAACAACATCATATGATATGTTTCAGAAATTACCTTTTGATTGTTTCTTTATAGACCTTTTAGACGTTAAAGACATCTCAGATTTTAGAGGAGCATGGGTTTATATAAAAAAACAACATAATAACTTTGTAGGTGTTAACATATATATGGTTAAAGGAGATGATCAAACATTCTTTACATATTATGCTTTATATAATTTCAATAACGGCAAAGAAGTAAATTGGAATCAAGAAGATTTACCAGATTCTAACTTTATTGCACGTTCTCTTAAAGCAACAGTAGAAGAAATCATTAGTGGTGATGTAGGCTTCTTTGATAGCCAATATACTGAAATAAATGAATATGATCCAAGAAAAGAAATCATATCAACAATATTTCAGATAATATCATTTATTGCTTTAGATGCTTCTGACGTTAATGAAAATCCAACCACTAAGAACACATACAAACCACATAAATCTGGCTCTAAAATTAAAAATAAGTTCTCAGAAGTACGTATGTGGGATGTTGGTGTTAGATATGGTAAAGCAATAAGAGTTGCTAAGAAAGAATATAAAAAGCATATTGAAAAATATAATGCTTTAGAGAAACAATCATCTCAATCATCAGATATTAAAGAAAGAAAGTTAATGAGACCTCATATAAGAAGAGCTCATTGGCATAGATATCGTACTGGTATTGGACGTAAAGAAATAAAAACATTATGGCTTGCTCCTGTATATGTTTGTGGTAATGGCAAAGAAATACCAGTAACAATTAGAGAGGTAAAAAATTGAATAGAGAAAAGTTTTTAAAGAAATTAGATACTCTAACTAAAGAAATAGATGAACTTAAAGAGTTAGCAAGTACTCATAAAACAAACAACAATATTATCACTATTGATAATAATAACAATAATAATAATGATAACAATAACGAAAGTTATTGGATTCATGATTATATTGAAATAGATGGAGTACGTATAACGCCAATACAAATATGCTCTGAGTGTTTTGTCTTTTTCCCATTAGAACAAACTGGTGGAGCATATCATTATTGTCCATCTTGTGGCGCTAAAAAGAACTTAAAGAAGGGCGCATAAACAATGTTATATAATATATCTAAAACTAATAAAAACAAAAAGGAGATAAATACAATGGCTATTAAACAGAAGAACAATACAAAAGAAGACACTCAGTTTAAGCATTTTAAATTTAAACTTGGAGATGTTGTTAAAGATATGATTACAAGCTATGAAGGAACTGTTACAGGAATAGCTTTCTACATAGATAATGATGTAACATATCTTGTTGAAGGTATAGACAATACTGGACGTCCAGTTGAAGATTGGATCAATGAAAAGCGTTTAATGTTTCTTTGTGAAACTGGTTTAAGTCATACTGATACAGATTCATCAGAAGAAGATGATGAAGAAGATAGACGAAGTTTCTATAAAGACGAAGATTGTGATTGTGAGAATTGTGACGCTAAAGACTTTTGTGATTTAATCAATCATATTATTCATAAATCAGCAGAAAATAAAGATATGTAACATTAAGTTGCTTTTTTATTTATACATAGTATAATAAATATGTGTCATGAGTGTCGTCTATATAGACTTCCTTTTCATTTATACTGTTATTTAACTAAATAACAGTATAATATATAGGGCTATCGCCAAGAGGAAAGGCACAGGCCTTTGACGCCTGCATTCGTTGGTTCGAATCCAACTGGCCCTGTTAGGGCGGATTTTGCTGTTAAATGTCTTCATTATCGTAATGTTATGAGACATATGCAATTTGGCTAATTATTAGACTTTACGTAATGTTTCTTTATCGCTAAGATATTGATATGGGTACTATTCACTTAGGTATATTTATATATACATGAAATAAAGAATATAGGAATATTACTTTTAAAAAGCCATCGAGTAACTAATAAAGACTCGTTCTGCCCTTCTAGTTTTTTAATATTAATAAAGGAAAATTACATATGTTTGATTGGATTACGTTAATGCTTAAAGGAATATTAAGTACTATTTTACTTGCTATTATAGTAATATTTCTTTTAAGCATTTTAGTTTATTATCTATGGAATGCTGTTGTTCCAGATGTATTTAATTTATCTCCTGTTACTTTTAAGCAAGCTGTTTTATTAACGTTTTTGATTAAAATATTAATTAATGATACTAAAATAACATTAAGTACATCTAATAAAACAACAATAAAACATAAGTATTATTAAAATTAATTAGGAGAGATACTCAAGAGGCCATACGAGCTATACTGCTTAGACAGTTTGGATATTATTTAATATCACCTGGGTTCGAATCCCAGTCTCTCCATTTATAAATAATTATTTATTAAGGAGGATACAAGATGTTAGGAACATGGGATGTAAATGTGTCAGTTGGTTCTATGCCACAGAAAGTTGCAAGCGCTGTGTCAGCTCTTTCTGAGACATTAATAGGTACAATGTACACACCAATTGCATATCTTGGATCGCAAGTAGTAAATGGTATTAACCATGCAGTACTTGCAGAACAAACTGTCTTAGCTGGAAAAGATACTACAAATATCGTTCTTATGATATTTAATGAAAAGGGAACAGAATGTGCTCTTACTAATATAGAACGTGTACTTGAAAGTGGGAATGGTTTTGGTGGTATTGATATTAACGTACAAACAGAAATAAATTCAACAGCTCAATCATTATTTGATAGAACGTTTGAATATTTTTGTGGAAGTACAGTTACACCATTCGCATTGCTTGGTACACAGGTTGTTAAGGGATTAAATTATATCTTTGCATGTACAGTAAAAAATGTAACAGAAGATGCAAACGAAAAAGTTGTTCTTGTTACAATCAATGATTTAAGTCTTGCACCTCAGTTTACTTATTTACTCGATTCTAATGCAAGAACAAATACTGTTGATACTGCAAAGCAAACACTTCGTTTATCTTCTCCATGGAACATTTTCTATAAGAAAGTAGCAGCGTTATTCGCTCAAGACCCAGAAGTAACTGTTCTTTATAATGATGAAGAACCAGAACTTAAGTTATGGGTAAAAGGAAATAATGAAAAAGCATCTGCTCTTAATAGATTCTTAACAAGACAAAAGGAGTTTGGAAACGTTCTTTTGAACATGTCAGTTGTTGGTGATGATGGTAATCCTGTAAATGACATCAATTGTACAACTGAAGAAGCTTTAAGAATTGCTTTTAAAAATAATGATGCATTATCTTTTATTCATTGTGTAGAAACAATGTTTAAGGATAGAGTAACATATGTTGTTTTTAGAAAGACAGTAGTACAGTATTTCTGTGACAACATGATGGATATTCATGGTGTTAAATCAACACTTTATGAAGATATTGCAAGAGATGTATTTGAAGGAGTATTAGATAATAATATGATTTCATTCTGTACAGATACTTATGGAGTATCATTAGGAAAGCCTCTTGGTGAATGGCCTTAATAAATAATTATCATGCCCTTGGAGTTCATGGACTGTCCATGAAGAAACCTCTATTTACGGATATGTTAAGAAAGGTATGATAAGTACCTATAGCTCAGTTGGTAGAGCACTCGACTTTTAATCGAGTTGTCACGAGTTCAAATCTCGTTAGGTACATGTTGTTTTATAAAGTAACTATAATGCAACAGAATACAATAGAGCATAATATCATAGAATAGAATATGATATCATACGATAAGATAAGATAAAATATGATAAGATAAAACAAGTTACTTTATAAAGAAGCCCAGCCTTAAATAAGGGCTGGGCTTAAAATTTTATATAAGGAGAAAGTGTTATGACAAAGAAAGAAGCAAGAATTGAAGCATTAAAAATGAGAATTCGTACAACAGAAGGTAAAGGTTTCGGAACTTCTGGTGTTATCAGAAAGTTAAAAAGAGAACTTAGAAAATTAGGCGTTTATTAAATGGAGTTGATTTATGAGAGTTATTTCACAGGATAAAGATATTGATATTGATTATGAGTCATGTACATTTATTGTTAGTGAAGATTACGACAATGATGAAGATGACGATTACGATGACGAAGACTATGATGATGAAGATGATGAAGATGATGATTCAATACAAAATTATTTAAATGCATTAAATGTTTATTTTATTATTGCTATTACAAAAGACGGTCATCGTTTTATAATGGCTAAATATTCTACAAAAGAAAAAGCAAAAGATGCTCTTATTGGAATGTCGAATAACTATACAAAGTATCTTATAACAGATAATAACGGCTATATGACAATGACAGATGGCATTGATTGTGAAATGGATAAACCATTTAATAGATTCGAAATTAAAGAACTAAAAGCAACATCATATATATTCCCAGAAGATAATTAATATTAGGAGAAAACAGTATGGAAACTGAAAGTCGTGAATTTAAACGTGGTGATATTGTTAAACACTTTAAGAGAGAAACTGTAGATCATTCTACATCTAATTATTTATATAAAATAATTGGAGTTGCTACACATACAGAGACTCATGAAACTATGATGGTATATCAAGCGTTATATGGAGATTTTCAATTGTATGTAAGACCATATCATATGTTTACAAGCAAAGTAGATAAAGAAAAATATCCTAATATTAAACAAGAATATAGATTTGAAAAAGCTGAATTAAATAGAATAGATTAATGGAGGTAAGATATGCATAAATTTTATTATGACGATGAGTTCTATTGTGATGATGATGATAAAATAGACGATGATGATAATGGTAGATCAATATTATTTCCAAATGCAGATGACGAAGAATACGAAGAACAGTTAATGGATATGTGTTTTAAGGAGCTTTAATTATGAACCAGTATGAACAGCATAAACAGATTTGTGATAAGTTAAATGAAACATATATTCAGAAGAATAAGGCTTATGGTAATAGCTTTTCTGATACTTTTGAAAAACTTGGTTTAATATCTGCTGTTACAAGAATTACAGATAAACATAATCGTCTTGTTAATTTAGCAACTAATAAAGATATTGATATAGGTGATGAATCTATTAGAGATACTTTATTAGACATGGCCAATTACTGTATCATGACAGTAATGGAAATTGACAGGAAATAATTTTATATATTATAATTCTAATGACAATATAAGGTGACTGAAAGTTTGGTGTAATAGTCAAAATAAGTACATGAGTATTGTAATGTTCCTTTCAGAAGAAAAACAGTTAGATGTAGCGAGTTATTGACCGATAATGCAAGTGCTAAGAAATTAAATAGTTCACTTAGGTCGTAAGACGTTGTAACAAAGAATATTGCATGTGTAGGAGATAACGCCTAATGCTGGTTTTATATTATTAATGGTTTTTGATAACATAAAACGTTTGCCATTTTCTGATCGTATTATTATAAGCAAATGAACAATATAAGAAAACTGTATTTAAAGTAGATTAAAGTAGTCAATAAGTGAACGTGCTAGAGTTTTACTCAATATGGTTCTACCTTAATTTTAAGCCGTCTTAGCTCAATTGGTAGAGCTACTGTTTTGTAATCAGTGGGTTGAGGGTTCAAGTCCTTTAGGCGGCTCGTATCGTTGTTTAGTATCACGAGGTAATTATCATGACAGAGAAAGACATTGTAATTTGTGGACATGGAAGTGGAACTCCTTCTTACAAAAACATGTATTCTTATCTTACTCTTCGTTATAATGCTAAAGCCGATAATGGATTAAGAAAACAAATAGTTGCTGTTAGAAGATTAAAAGGAATGACAGATGATAAAAGACAGTTATTCCAACAATATTATTCTTCAATAATTGGTCGTAATTATTACAACCAAGATAGAAGAGAATATTGTTATACTCCTTATAAAGATGGTAAGTATTATAGTGATTGTTCTTCGTCTGGCATTAAAACATATGTTAAATGTGGATTTAGTTTTTCTTCCACACTTAATACTGCTGGTATTTATAATTCTTCATTATTTGAAAATGTACCAGTAAAGATTCAAAATGGTCATATTACTAATCCAGAGATTCTAAAAGTTGGAGACGCACTCTTGTTCGTTGGAAATGATCCTAAACGACCTAAACAAATCGGACATGTCGAGTTTGTATTTAATCTTACTAACAATGCTAATGCTAAACCAACAACTACTACAACAACTACTGTTAAACAAACTGTAAAATATCCAGATTGGGTTCATGTTGGTACTGGTATTAACTCTAAATGGTATTATAGAGAAAAAGAAGGAGTTAACGCACATGGATGGAAGAATATCAATGGACATAGATATTACTTCGATGAAAAAACTGGATTAATGGCAAAAGACTGGTTAAAGATTAATGGTAAATGGTATTATTTCCAACCAGAATCTGGAGAAGGAGCAGTTCTTGCTGGAGCACTATATGTTTCAGATGCAGATGGAGCTCAACATATATTAAAAGTTTAATAATCAATATTTAATAACAGCCATCGTAGTTTATGCTACGATGGTTTTTATTATTATAATATATTTATTTTATTGGAGGTTTTAATGAAAATTAAATTTAAAAAAGTAATGGTTTATGTATCATGGTGCTTTATGCTCATATCTTTAATGATACTCATGTATGTTGCATGTTTTTATTTAAAAGACTCCGTAAAAGCAACTAAAATAATACAATGTGACCTTTTAATATTCTTATTAGGTGCTATTATAAATATTATTTTCGACAGAAAGCAAAGACTTTTGCCCTAACGGGCAAAACGCGAAAATAATAATAGAAAGGGATTAATAATATGTTAACAGATTTAAGTGGTCTTAATCCACAGCAGAAAGATGCAATCCTTCAGTCAATAGACCACAATGTTGTTCTGTTAGCTGGGGCTGGAGCTGGAAAAACATATACTTTAGTAAAAAGAACAGAATATTTAATTACTGATTTAAATGTAAATCCAGAAAATATTATGTTAGTTACTTTTACAAATAAAGCAGCTAATGAAATAAGAGAAAGAATTAGTAAGATTTCTTCTGAAAGCCATAAAATGTGGATTGGAACATTCCATAGAATTTGTACGAGACTACTTAGGATGTTCGGGTCTTATTTAAACATTAATTCTTTTACTATTCTTGATACAAAAGATGCTCATAAGATCATTAAAGATTTCTTGGCACAAGAAGGTGAAGATGATAGTGTTCAGAATGTAAAAGCTTATCAAGCTCTTATAAGTAAATTTAAAAATAATCTTATGAAAAAGAGTGATGTAAGAAACGATCCAACAGTAAGTAGAGTATTTGCAAATGTATATGAAAATTATATGGATTACTGTTGGAAAAATAAAAGCTTTGATTTTGATGATTTAATCAATTATGCAATTCTTTTATTGTCGTCATTTAAGGAAGTATCTGATTGGGTGCATACACATATTAAATATATTATGGCTGATGAATGCCAGGATACTAGTTCTTCTCAGTTTATTCTCATTAAGTTAATGAGAGGAGATAATAATATAATGTTAATTGGTGATGTTAACCAAAGTATTTATGCTTTTAGAAATGCAAAGCCAAAGTATCTTGAAAACTTTGCAGAAACAACACAAAATACTTTAAAGTTAAAGCTTGAACAGAATTATCGTTCTACACGAAACATTATCAACGCTGCTAATGCTGTAGTAAAGAACAATAAATTTGGTACTAAACTTGAAATGTTTTGCGATAATGAAGATGGAGCAAAAGTTCAGCTATATAGTGCAAATACTAATTTTGCAGAAGCTGATTGGGTAGTATCTGAAATAATGACTGGACATAATTATTTAAATAAACAGTATTCAGATTTTGCTATTATTTATAGAGCAAATTTTCAGTCTCGTTTATTTGAAGAAGCATTAACAAAATTAGGCGTTCCTTATGTTGTTTTTGGTTCTGGCTCATTCTATTCTCGTAAAGAAGTTAAGGATTTACTTGCATTTTGTAAATGCGTTGTTAATCCTTTTGACGTTGTATCTTTTAGAAGAGCATTAAAGACATTTAAAGGTGTAGGAACTAAAACTATTGATGCTATTGTTGATTATGCTATTAACAATAAAATAACATACGTAGATGCTTTAGAATATTATTATAATAATCATGCTAAAGCTACTATTAAAAGCTCTTTAAAACAGATGTTAAACGTGCTTAATAAGGGCTATTCAAAGTGTGTTGATATAGTTGACAATGTATTTCTTGAAACGTCTTACAGAGCCTCTCAAGCAGTTATAAACACAGAAGAAGCGCAGGATAATGTGCAGATTATGGACGAGTTTAGAGAAATGGTAAATACTATTGAATCACGTAAAGAAGATAGTACAACTATCATGGAAATGTTAGATGAAATATCATTACTTACCGATGCAAAAGGAGATGAAAAATCAAATACTAATGCTGTAAAACTAATGACTGCTCATGCTTCTAAAGGACTTGAATTTGATTCTGTATTTATTGTTGGCTCTGAAGAAGGTCTTTTTCCTCATATTAATTCTATTCAAACACATAATATCGAAGATATAGAAGAAGAAAGAAGACTTTATTATGTTGCTATGACAAGAGCACAGAAAAAGCTTTATATTACTTATGCAAAAAATAAAAAAAGTAATAATGAAGGTTATCAACCTGTGACAGAAAGTCGTTTTATATATGAAATTCCAGAAACATTAAGAGAATATACTTTATAAAATAGGAGGTATAATATTGTCATCAAATACGGATATCGAAAAACTCATGGAAGAAAAAGATAAATCAAGAAAAGCCATTGCGGATGTAATATCTGCAATGGCTTTTTCTATGGAACAAGAAGGTTTAAAACAGAATATAGAGAATATACAGAAAGTATGTGAATTTTATAAGAATGATTGTCATGGTAATAATGATTACTATGCTACATGTATGTCTTTAATCTGTAGTCATTTTAATGATGTTCCAGCAATTCCATGGTTATTGAAACATAATAATGTACATTCACATGATAAGTTCATTATACAATCTATATTTAATGGATTGTTTCAACATTGGGTATATACAGCAATAGAAAATCATGAAAGCCATAATGGTGGTCAAGGAGATAAAGAAAGTTTTATCGTAAAAAAAGTAATTGAAGCGATTGATAAACAGGAAAATTTATCTTTATATGCTGAATATAAAGATAAACCAGGTGAACAAGCTTATTGGTCTCCAAAGTATTTTAAAGATACTGATCAAGTAAGAGTAGAATTCTTATCATGGTGGAAACAAACGGACATGACAAAATATGTATATAGGAGGTAAATGTATGAATTTCTTTTTATTCATTTTATGTTTAATAGTATATTTTGCATATAAGAAAGTTGAAAGTCAAAGGAGACATTAATGGCTATTAAAGTTGTATGGAAGAAAGATAGTTTCTTTAGAAATCTAAATGCACAGAATTGTTATGATGAATTAATAACTATTTCAAGTCACAATAATCTGCAAGATATTCCAAATCAAGATGTAGTTGATTATGCAAGAAATAATGCTAATTCAGAATTACATAAAGCATTTAATTGGAATGATAAAGAAGCAGCAGAAGCTTTTAGAAGACATACTGCAAAGAATCTTAAAAATTCTTTATATACCTTTGAATTAGAAAATCCTCAAGTATCTATAACTAATAGTGTAGATGATCAAGTATTAATACCAGCATTTTTAAATCCTGGTACTGATAATGTTAAAAATCATATGCCAACAGAAATAGTTATGGTTAATAAAGACCTTCGTAAAGCAACATTAGAAAAGGCTTTAAGAGAATTACAAGGATTTCAGCAACGTTATTCTTTTTTAACTGAACTTGAAGCAGTCTTTAAAGCAATTTCTCAAGTTAATATTCCGTAAGGATTATTATAAAGCTCTAATAAAGAGTTAGTATAGCTCAATTCAAAATAGTATAACTTAGCATAGAATACTGTACTCTATATTAGACTAAAACATTTTAATTGGTGTGTTGAAATATACACACCATTTTTTACATTTTATATCTATATAAGCTCTAAAGAGCTAATATAGAACAGCTTAGAATAGACTAAATTAGGATATTAAAATATAGAATAGCATAAGATATATAAAATATTTTAAGACTAAGTAATCTCTATCTTTAGAGCTTATATAGATAAAAAATAAACTCTGTATTTATATAGACTTTAATTAGTCACCATACCATATAGCACCACAAGGTAGCGTAAGTTATCATAGCTTAATAAATTATACCATATTATAAAATAAAATATTATAGACCAATTAAGGTCTATATAAATACAGAGTGAATAACATATAAACATTTATTAAAGGAGAATTATTATGGCAACTAAAAAAACAACTGAAACAACAAAAGAAACTATTAATATTTCTGACAAGAAGAACACTAAAACTATTTCTATTAAGCCTTTAAATGTAAAGACTGTAGAAATTGTTATTGAAGGAGATTCTGATCTTATTTTGAATAAAATGACAGATTCTTCAATTACAGAAATTGTTGAAAAGCAGACTGGTAAAACTGGCAAGAAGGCAAAAGAAGCAATTAATCAGTGGCAAAGACTTCTTGAAGGCATCCATTGGATGGATGGCAAAGAAACTGATTTTACAGAAGACGGTTGGAAGAATGCATTATCAAATAATAGAATAGGATATGATGCTTCTGGCATTAAGAAAGGTATTTGTGATGCAGCAGTAAGAGTGCTTGGAGAATCAAAGTCAACTATTACAAATGCAAATATACAGGTATTACCAGAGAAAGCAAATCTTATTCCTATATTGTTTACAGAGGTTGGCATTGATGAGTCTGTTATTACTAACTATAAAGGTAATGCATTCGTAACCTATAGAAATGTATTTTCTGGATGGAGTGCAAAGTTTAGAATTCAGTTTATGGCAGATAATATTTCTGTAGAACAGCTTATAGAACTTGTACAGGCAATGGGTTTTGCTGGAGGTCTAGGTGCTCATAGAGTAGGCTTAAAAGGTGGTACTAATGGACAGTTCCATGTAGCTTCTGTTAAGTATGTATAATACATTAATTACTCCTACTTTTATAAGTAGGAGTTTTTAAGTAGTAGGCGGGTAATCCGCCCTTTTTTTATTAATATGGTTATTAAAGGATGCATCAAATTGGAATGCTATTCCGATTTTTAATAACAGAAAAGGACAATCTATAAACCCTACAGTTTTCTTTTTTAAGTGGAAGGTTGGGACCACCGT